AGGTGGTGCAGTTTTACCCACCACTTGCACTGTTCCCTGGGACCATGCTCCGCGCACGCCGATCGAATTGATCACCCGAATGCGCACGTTGTAGCTGGCCCCGTCTTGCACTGGCGAGACCCAGGCCACGCCCAATTCGGCAGCCACAATGTCCACCGGCGACCATCCCAGGTCGGTCGTAGCTTGGGTCTGAACTTCGACCTGCCCCTTCTGAGCGTAGACCTCGGTAGGTGCGGCCCAGCCCACGCGGATGCGCGAAATGACAGAGCCATCGGACAGTCGCAGCAACTCGGTCGTGCCGGAGGCCAATGTGAGGCCTGACACAGCGGGTACGCTGAACGGGTCTGGCAAATTGGACTGAGCGATGACGGCTGCAGGTGACAGGACCGCTTGCGTGTAAACACTGGCGCTGTATTCACGGGCCACGACATAGACCTCGTCGTTGTCCTTGATCTCGATCTGCATGATCCGAAACAGCTTTGCGCTCCAACCCGGCGTTGAATGCGTGATCGGCACCACGTCACCCACCTCGCAGCGCAAGCCCTCCTGAAATGCGGAGAATTTCACGACCAAGCCGTAGCGGCTCTGGTTAAGGGTCAACTGACCGATGTTTTGCGCCCGGTAGCTGTTGGCTGTGAAAGGCAAATCAATCTTGGCTTCCAGAATCAGACCGTTATCGGTAGCCCGCAAAGCGGTGGACTCGACCATCGCCAGGTCGGGCTGCCACTTCTTGGCCGGGTTATAGAACCCTGCGGTGACCCTGTTGAACTTGGCGCGTTTACCGGCTTGGCTGATGACCCAAGAGCCGGTGATGTTGCTCTCTGTGAACCCAAAGCTTGAGGCCGTGGTGGCCACATCAAGCACCAACCGGTACTTGCCGCCGCTAAACACCAGCATGCCCCGACACGCGGTAAGCAATGCGCGCACGTTGTCATACGCAGTCTGGTTGGTGTCGATCGTGCCATCGCATGCGTAAGCCGTATAGTTCACCTGGGCGAACGTGTGCTGGCCAGAGCCTGCTGATGTCAGATCGATAGCTGTCCCAGCAAAGGCATTGGCCATCGTGGTGGCCAGTTGGTAGCTGGTATCAGTTACCTTGATCGCGTAATAAGTTGTCCCGGCCACCAGCGGACTTGGCAAGGTGGCTGTGCTGCTGACTTTGATGCCGTCTCCGGTGTCGATCGGAATCGGTTGCGAGAAGGTCAGCGCTTCAGTTGCGGTGCTGACCGTGAAGATGTCAGAAAAACTTGGGGCCGTGATCCGCACATCGCAGGCGTTCGCGGCTGCAGCAATGCTGGTGTCATCGATAGCGCTAGATGCAATACCGCGACCGTAAATGGCGTTACTCAGGTAGTCCCGGATAACCAGTGCCGGATTATTGGAGTACCGGGTCTGGCCATCGCGTGGGTCGTACAAAGTCCTGCCACGCACATCTGCGGTGATAGTGGGAAGGCCAGAGAAAGCGTTGCGGTCGTATTTGAGCTTGACGTACAGATAGGCGCAGTTGGAAAGCTTGCAGTCGCTGGTCCACTTGGGCACATCGGCGGTAAGTGCTGCATCGGCCGCATCACCGGGCACACCCAGATGCTTGGTGACAGTGAGCAGTCCGGTGAACTTGGCGTCCGTTGACAGCACATCGTCCAGATAAACGTTATCGATCGCGGTCACCGGCCCCTCTGACAGCACCAGCACCAGATGAAGGTATTCGTTGCTGCTGCCAGAAACCTCAATAAAAACCCGTGTGCCACCCACCCGGCGACGACCATAGATCACAGGGATCGGGTCCACATTGCTCTGGGAGTTGATCAGGATGCCCTGCGCCTGGGCCGAGGACAGCGCTGACTGGGCGCTTGAGGGCGAGTTCGAGCCGATCAGTGACTGCACCGCCAGATTGGCAACACCCCCAGCCACAAGGCCAGCCGCACCGCCGATGAAGCTGGCGGTGGCAAGCGATGCGCCAAGAACATCAGCCGCTGCAGCCGTGATGCCCGACTCAATGACCATGCCAAGTACGGCATCGGCCACCACCGCACCCACGGCCTCCGACACCACCGATCCAACGATGGCTCCAATGACGATGCCTGCCATTACCCGACTTCCCTGTCCCGAACTACCTTGGCATACATGCGCTCAACATCCTGGTATCCCAGGTATCCGAGCAGTCGACCGAAGTTCTTTTCTCGTTTGACGTGGTAATAAATTTTCTGCACACCCTGGGCCTTGAGACCCATTTCGGCAAAGCGCAGCAGTTTCAGAATGACACGCCCGGCACGCACTTCGGGCACGGCATACACAGCGCTGTTGGCAGCGACCAGTGCATCCTGGTAATGGATGTGGGTCTGCACGATGAATACGGCGTAGCCCACGATCACACCATCACGTTTGGCGATGAAGGTGGCAAGTTTTCCGGCTGAATCGAGTTCGCAGTAGCGCGCCCAGTCGACATTCAGACGATCGAGATCCTTTTGGCCGACTTCCTCGTACTCACGTTCTGCCAGGGCTTGGAGTTCTTGGGCAGCCGTGCCGATGGGAATGCGCGCATACGTGTAGAAAGCTCGTCCGCTTTTCACAGTGAGCCCCACTTGATTTCACGATTGATGTTGGTGACAAACTGAAACCCCCGGTCGCCCGGAAACCAGATCTGTTCTTCCGGGTCGTTGGTGTGTCTGCCCGGCGTGCGTTGGAAATCCACCCACTGCGAACTGGCAGTCACTGCGATCGTGCAGGTGCCGTTGTTGGGGTCGTCGGAAATTTCCATGCTGTCAATCCGACCATCGAACACCAGCAAGGGGTTGCTGATGATGGCCAGGCGGTAATCCAGAAAGCCCTTGTAGATAGCAATGCGCCGGTCAATATAGGGCTTGGACAGCGCAATTGAAATCCAGGTCTGGTCCACTGCCGAGACTTGCACCGTGACATTGGGAATGCTCATGTCACTGGTCTCTGACAGACCGGAGAACCCGAGAAAGTGACCATTGGCCGTGTAGGTGTTGGTGCTCCAGAGCACGTTGATCCAGGCATCCGTCATACGGATGGTGCCGTCGTCGAACCAAGTCTCAACCAAGTAGACGGGTTGGTTGCTAGATTTGAGGATCTCGGCAATGAACTCTGAACTTGCGCCGCGATCCATTAAAAAGCCTCCACCAACTGCAAGCTGAAGTTGTAAATCGCCCCCGGAGCCACGGCAGACTCCATGGTGTCGGTGCCCAAAGCCAGCGTGAACGGCACGTTGCGCACGGTAATCACTGCGCCGTCGGCAGGCACGGCCATCAAGGTGGGCTCAATCGCCACGGTGGCCAAGCCAAAGGCATCTGCATTCACATCAGCGGTGACCATGTAGACCTTGGTCTGGCCAGTGATGCCAATGAAGTCACCCGCTTTGAGTGCGCCGGAAAGACCTGCGGTCCAGCCGCGCGTCGACAAACTTCTGCCTTGTTGGTTGGCCCCGTTGATCTGCGGCGTGCCAGTAGCCACACCTTGGGGCAACTTGTGGGCTGGCAGTACAGCGGTGAAGGTATCCCACTGGCCGCGCTGAGCGATAACAAAGGCCTGAATCGGCGCGAATTGCGCACGGGTCAATCCCACCCAGTCGGCCGTGATCACCCAGCGTTGTGCGCCATTGGTGCGCACACTGCGACGCAGGTTGTGCGAGATCGACACGCGCGTGGGCTGGTAGGACTGAATCTTGATGGCGCTGGGCGCGGGGGTGAGAGGAAAGGTGCCGCTCATGACTTACCCCGTAATCCCATAGCGTCCGCGCATGTTGAGCGCCTGATTCACGATGCCCACCACAACCGCCTTGTTTTGCACCATGGCGGACTGGAAACTGCGCGCGTCCATTGCCCGCACGGAAAAGTTGATGTTGATTGGCGCTTGGGCTGAGCTGCTGTCACCGCCGCCCGGCGAAGCTGTTGTGACAGGCGACTTCCCGTTGGGAACGATCGTTCCTGCGCCATTGGGCACAAACCACTCTGGGCCTTGCTCGCCCACGATGTAGGGCTGACCACCGGCGACCGGACCGCCATCGGCTTTGAACAAACCCGACAGAAAATTCCCGGCACTGCTGAACATTCCGGAGAGCGACATGCCGCTGGTCGCTTGCGCCAGTGGTTTCATCACGCTGTTTTGAATCTGGATGCGAATCAGATCCGCGATGATGGAGTTGGTCAGGCTCTTGAAGTCGAGCTTGCCGGTCTGGACAAAGCTCACCAGCGCGTCCTCCATGCCCTTGAACGCATTGGTAAAGAGCCGCTCGGACTGGACTGCCGCGTTGGTGACGTTGTCGATGTAGTTGTTGAGGGCTTTGGTAACACCCGTCTCCCACGAATGCTCAGCATCCCAGCGGGCTTCAATCGCTTTGATCATGACCGCCGTGGATTTAACGGCCTCATCGCGCAGGCGCTGCTGCGTATCTGCCATCAGCTTGGTGCCACTTTGCTCGGCATCCCAAATCTGTTGCTCGACCGCGAGGAAGTTCTTGCGCTTGACGTTGGCGATCTCTTGCGCCTGGGCGTTCATGCCAATCAGGTCGGTCTGGAAGATGTACTGCTCGTTGGCCTGCTCCAGGCTGTGCGTGAATGCATTGATCCGCTTGGTCTCATCGAACTTCTGTTGCACATCAAAACGCTCGTTGACAGCCTGCACCACGGTGGCGGTCGACTTGGTGGCCTCAGAACGCAGACGTTGCTGCGCTTCAGCGGACAACTTGGAGCCGTTCTTTTCTGCATCCCAGATTTGCTGTTCAACGGCCAGGAAGTTCTTGCGTCCTTCTGTGGCCAGCGCCTGATCGCGAGCGTTCAGACCAATCAACGTGTTTTGAAACTCGTATTGCTGGTTGGCCACATCCAGGCTGTGGGCGAAGGCATCAATGCGCTTACTCTCATCAATCGACTGGATGCTTGAAACGGTGGCCGTCACCTTGGCCATATCACCCAGGCGGCCTTCCTTGACTGCAAGCAGGCGACCTTTTTCGATCATGGCCTCGTACTTGCCCAGCTTGTCTTTGATGGCTTCAACATTGAGCGAGTCCAGGTACGAGTCAAACGGACTGGTTTTGTCGGGCCGCTGGTCTGGAATGGCAAACGAGCGCTTGGGTGACTCGACGGGCTTTTTCAAGCCCGCATCACGCTGTGCAAACTGCTCATCAAGCTTGGTGAGAAACAGCGGCGCGGTCCAAATCTTGACCATGTCCTCGTTGAAAGACTCGGCGTGGCTCTTAAGGTCCGAGGTCAGCGTTGCAAAGCGGCGCTTGACCGGATCGAGTGACTTCTCACTGATCATCTCCGCGCCAATGCCGTCCATGAAGGCCAGCACCGAGACAATATCGGCTGCGACCGCTGCAAAGGAGTTACCTACGATGCGAACCACGCGAACGATGGCATCAAAGATGTCGATGAAGGCAGCCACCGCGCGCAAGCCCTCGCGCGCCCAGGTCTCAATCACGTTGTCTTGCTTGAGTTGCTTGGCGGTGTCATTGAGCCGCTCGGTCATGCTGCCTGAAGCCAGCAAAGCATCGGTGAAGTCACGCATCACCGGCAACAAGGCCGAAGCAATGGTGTTGTAAAGCGACTTCTTCCGGCCCTCCAGGCGCACGAGGTTCTTCTCGTACAGATCGGCTTCTGCTGCCATTTCCGACGTGACCTTGGCGTTGAGTTCACCGATATCGGCCAGGTCCTGCATGAAAGGCAGCAACTGTGCACCGCGTTTGCCGAGCAGCATCTGGGCAGTCGCCACCGCCTGGGTGCTGCTGTCCATGGAGTCGAGCTTCTTGGCCAGGTCCAACATGACTTCGCCCGAGTCGCGCAACTTGCCAGAAGAATCAGTCACCTCAACGCCCAAGGATTTGAACAAATCGGACTGCTTTTGGCTGCCGCCTGCCGCTTCGAACATGGCTTTGGAGAGCTTTTGCAGCCCACCGCCAACTTCTTCCAGGCTGGTGCCCGAGAGTTTGGCCGCCGACTTCAAGCCTGAGAGGGCTTCCACTGTCGCACCGGTCTTCTTGGCCATCTGGTCGAGTTCACCCGCCGACTCAATCGCCCCCTTGATGCCATCGGCAAAGGCATCGAAGGTGTATGCCGCCGCCATGGCCATCACTGCGCCTTTGACCGCTTTCATGGTGGTTTCCGACACATTGCCGATGGTGTCCATGGCTTTTTTAGCCATGAACTCAGCCTTATTCAGGTCGGATTCAAAGCGAGCGACATTGGCCTCGAGACTGACCACGAGGCTGGCGAGGGTTGCCATGGGAGTTTTATTCCTTTTTGCCCAAGAGGGCTGAGATCAATCGGCTGTGCGCCTCCGCATCGGGCGGTGCATCGGCATCTTTAGGGACGGCAGGTTCTGCAGTACGCAGTCCCGGCATGAAGTCATCGGCCTGGTAGGGCTCCTGACCTTCGCGGCGGTGGACGTTGGCCAGCGTGGCGCAGACCTGGCCAAAACCAAAGTCGGCGCGCATATCAGGCAGTCCTTCCAGCCCAGCAAACGCCATCCACTCCGCGACCTGCTGCGAACTCAGGCTCCCGAGGAGATGGTCAGGGTGTTGGAATCCGAGGGCAAGGCAGAGTCGGAAGTAGAAGCGGCGCTCGGGACGCCGCTGGAGTTTTTTGTGAGTTCCTCCACATCTGCGCCCGACAAGCCATTGAGCTTTTGCGCAATGGCAAACACCCGGTCCAGTGCCGCGCCTGATTTGGCACCGAGCAGATCAACTTCATCGTCGGTGAACAGGCGCTGGCCGCCCTCATCAATTACTGTGAGACCCACCAGACGCGCACGCATGTTGGTCAGATCGACCTTGCGGTCCTTGCCCTCACCACGGACCATGCTGGCCTCAAAGGCATCACGCTCGCGACCGGTGAAGCTGCGCACGCGCACAGCACCGCCCCATTCGGGAACATCGACATCCTCTGTTTGAAGGTCGTTGGCGCAGAGGATGGCGGATTTGGAAAGTAGTGTCATATGTACTCCAGAAATGAAAAAACCCGCCGAGGTTTTAGCCAGGGGCGGGTTGGGTTGCGGTCAAAGTTCAGCTTTAGGGGCTGACCCGGTTCGTCATAGATTTCGGGCTGCGTGATGCAATCTCAAAATTTCAACATCGTCGCCACGCACGCGGTAAATGGCGATGTAGTTCTTGTGCAGGACCAGCTCACGCGTACCGGGGACGCGGCCAGCTCGGCCCATGCCAGGGTGGGCCTGAAGTTTGGTCACGGCGGCCTGCAACTCCAGAACAAAGCTGGTGGCGCGGGTTGGGTTGTCTTTGGCGATGAAGCCAGCGATTTCATCAACAGACGCAAGCGCCGTCTTGGTCCACTTGATCAACATTAATCAAGCGCCGTATTTGGCGAACACCGCTTTGACCTGCTTGTCGGTTGCGAATTCGCCTGCATCTGCTTCCTTGATGCCTTCGTGAATGTCACGAACCTGCCAGGATTCACTCTGCACATAGTTGGTCAGCGCATCGATAGTCAA